ATGTATTCTCTAACTTGTTTACTGCTGTTACCATACAATGTAGAAAATTTATCGTAAGGTGAATTCTTGTTATACTGTTGTTTTATGATATATCCAATCTGATTTGTTGTTGCAACCTTATTACGTCTCATCTCACTTTTCATGTTTACACCTGAACGTCTGAATGAAATGAGTGGTACGAGTGTCTTACCTTTCTTATCTTTTAGATACCCGTTTCGTTGTATCGATGCCCACTTTTCAGAGTTTGCATAAAGTGTTGGAACTTTTGTTGACTCACCGTTATCATCTACTGTCAACAACATTACATTATCTATAAATGATTTTACGGCAAAATCAATATCATATAATGTAATACCGATTGATTTCGTTTTATCCTTATCTCTACGAATCTGTGTGTGTCTTGCTTGACCTAAATCAATACGTGGTCTTTCCACAAGATTTTTGTCATCAATAAAAGAGTCAATCGTTCTTTTTACCGGAGGTTTACGATATGGTGATGAGTTTTTTGGCATTAGATGTTATCAGGTAAGTTATTGTTTTCGTTCATTCTTGGAGCAGAACGTATTTCTTCCACATGGATACGAGAACGTCTTGTCAAGTGTGTATTAGCTATAATTGAAACATTATGACCCCAACGTTCAGTTGCAAAAGAATAATCAGGATTCTTACCACCGAAGTATTGATTTTCCTGAATTGAATCTATTTCCCAATATTCGCCGTTATATTCTATAACATCACCGACTTCAACATATGTCTCAAAGTCTTTCAATAATTCACGGATAAAACCAAAATCACAAGCTTGGGTATAATCTTGACCGAATTCAGTTCCTTCGAATGTTTGTGGTTGGCGGTTGATAAGTGATGGTATCTTTATTGGTTGATTGTAGATTTTTTTATCAGACTCGTCGTAGATATTTGTTTTTGTGTCATCTAATGAAAGTTTGTAAAGTGCAACCTCCGTATCAATAATGTCCACAATAAGTTCCATATTAAACTTGTGAACCAAACCAGCATCTCTTTGTCCATGAAATAATGGCATCAGTTTATCCTATGTAAATCTTCAAAGGTGTTCCGTTCAGAGCAACATTTAAATGTTCCGTCTCTGCACGTTTTGCTTCAAGAAGTTTTGAACGAGTCATTGTATCCAACATTGTTCTCAATTCTTCAATAAGTCCTTGTTTTTCTGTTCCAGCTGCTGATAATAGGTCTGCTGCATTGAGTGTGGTTTCTCCGTTTGGAATTGGAATCGTTCCATACTTACCACGGATATACCCCAAATTTTCCTTTACAAGAGCAAGTGTATAACGGTAAATCCATTGACGACCTACCGAGTTTATCTTACCATACAACATTCTTTGATATGGAGCATTTGAAATATCAGATACAAATCCAGTTACCCCAGACCCTGATAATGGTTGGTATTTTAGAGGATTTGAACGTTCTTCTTTTACTATGTATTCAATCCAAAGTTTAAAATCTCTAACAGGTCTTGGGAAAATACGAAGTTGATTGTTTATTATTTCAAAAGAGTACGATGACTTTCTCATCAAATCGTTGAACTCAATCGCCTGAATACGAAGTAAGTCAGCATACATAGGCATCAACATGAAAGAAACACCCGTTGAGTAAGCACCGAATCCGAATGTATCTAACATCGCCTGATTACCCAAGTATGGGTCATAGAAACGAATAGAAGCTGGTGGGGCATAATGATGTACTCTTTTTATTTCAATTGAAGACGTTGGATTGTGTATGTCTCGTATCAATGAATTCAAATTATAATTTTGACGATCTGTCTGAACATCTATTGATGCAGAATAAAAATTCACATTACCGTTCGTAAATGTTTCTGTACCGTATTCTGTTGCGAGTTGAACAAGACCACCCATGTTTGTTGATATATTCTGATGAGTTAGGTTATTATCAACTGGTGTACCCATGATACTCAACATATTTTGTTGTATGTTGAATTGATTTACATGGTTTGAATATTCCGAAATTGCTTCTTCAAAACAAGCGTAAAAGTTACCAGCTTGTAATTCTATATCTACAAGTGGATAACCAAGTCTTTTTGCACACCAGTCAGCAACATTATCAGCATCAGTTTGGAACGAGGCTTCAGTATCGAAGAATCCGAATGGTGTACTACCAGTTGTAAAACTTGAACTGCCAGGCCAGATAGGAATTTCTATCATTTATTTCTCTTATTTCTGTTCTTCAAAATAGTTCAATATATTGTCAACTATTGGATGGCGATGATTTGTTTTTAGTTCGTACACACCAAGACCAGGAACAGAGCTGACCATATTAAATAAATATGGGAAACCAGAGTCTTTCTTATTCTTTAAATCAGTTTGTGTAACATCACCACAAATTAACATCTTCGAATTTGTACCGAGACGAGAAAGAATCATCTCCATCTGTGACTTTGTTACGTTCTGTGCTTCATCAACAATAACACAAGCATTTACGAATGTTCTACCACGAAGGAATGAAATCGGTGCAATCTCAATGATGTTTTCGTTTATGAGTTTCTCAATCTTTGGCTTACCATATAACATATACATATTTGCATGAATTGGAGCAACCCACGGATTCATCTTTTCTTTTATATCACCGGGTAAGAACCCAATATCTTCGTTAGATACCGTTGGTCTTGTAATGATAATTCGTTCAACTTCACGATAGAAAAGATATTCAAGAGCAATTTGTGTTGCAAGAAGTGTTTTACCCGAACCGGCTTTACCTGTCAGAACCGAGATGGTATCTCTCAGTATATGGGATTTCACTTCTTTTTGTTCTCCGTTCAGAGACATATTGAATTGTATCTTATTTTTGATTTGTTTCCGCCCTTTCTTTATACCTGAAACTTCAATACCAGCAACTTCTTCTTCGAGAATGTATTCTTCTGCATTTTCATTTATCATAAAAACTCCTACAATAATTTAGAAAGGGTTTCTCCTATAACTTTACCGTCTTGTTTTAGTTCCACGAAGGAACTCTCCATATTTTTGGCTTTGTGTGTCCATTCAAATCCAACTAAACCCATTAGTTCCATACCACGCATAATTGGATATACAACAGCAGACCTTGTTCCACGTTGAGTAAAGAATGCTCTTGTTAGTATATCATCTATGTCTTCTATTGATGGGAATATACCACGTTCAGTTTGAACTGAATCAACTAAACCTGAATAAAGTGTTGTTGGTAGGTTTTGGTATTCTTTGAACTCGGTACTAACTCCATCCTCTAATGCCTCGTAGGTTGTAGATAGTTTGTTCATAGAACGACCTGTTTTGTATTTACCACCGTTATGGCGTTGAAGTATAAAGGCACGTTGACAACCATATTCGTGAAGTTGTTGTTCAAGAATTGTTTGAACTAATTTTGATTGGGAAATTTCACGGGTAACTTTCTTGTGTTTATATTCACCATACTTGTACTTGAGGAACCAAGACAAAAACACACCCAAGAGTGTGACAAGACTCGATATTCCGAGTTTTACAAGGTCTATGTAATCTGTGAATATATCCATATGTTATAAATAGTTTGTACAAACTAAAAAGGGTGAACGAATGTCCACCCTTTTCAGAATTATATTTTTGTTATATTACTGGATGAATACCAGTTTACCTTCTTTCAATTTGAATGAACCTTTAGGTTTGTAACCGGCGGTTTGAACTTCTGGTTCTCCACCACCTTCTTCTCCAGCTGCTTTATCAAATAGTGGTTGAAGATTGTATATGACCGTGAATAGTGCATATGAACCAACTGCGATGTGACCTAGATGTAGTGGAAGATGTAGACCCTCAGCAAAAGGTGCTAGTGGGCCTAACAATGGAGTCATAACAGACAATAAATTTTTGAATCCGAATAAATTAGAAAGTAAGTCTTCAACTACTTCAAAAAGTTCTGCTGTTAGTAGTGTCAAAATTGCAAATTCAAACACACCAGGCCCTTGAAGTGTTTTTGCAAATTGAGAAATTGTTTTCATCGTATTTTTTAAAACTTCTTTCATTACAAGAGAAACTGCCGTGGAAAATGGACTTAATATTGCTTTCAACATGAATACACAAAATTCTGCAACTTTTTTGACTATTGGGTTTTTGATTTTATCAGTAAGGTGGCCACTTTCTGTTATCTGTAAGTTCATTAGTTCTGATAAA